ATACCAATAAACTTCAATATAATCATTAGCAGCTACAGTCTCAAATATCTCAACAGCAAACACTGTTGTACCGCCATCAGTCGTTTTAGGAACACTCGTTCTAGTATTAGTGCTTGCTATGTTTGTCCCATTTTTAGCAAACCAAACGTCCACAACTTTATTAGAAGTTTCCGTATTATTGAGTTGTAGACTAATATTGAACCGGTATGTACCTGCAACCGCTAAAGTAATCCGACTATTACTTGCGACTGTAATACCAGCCCCAGTGACTGCTGCAGTCGCCCATTGAACAGCAGTTCTATCAGTCGTGCTGCCTGTTTGATCCGCTGTATCGGCGTCATAAAAAGAAGCATAAGCTCGACTGGTAATAGTGCTAAACGGCACCTTACCACTAAGGATGTCTACATTGGTTATATTAACTTCACCCGTACCTTTGGGTGTAATATTAAGGTCAATATTTGTATCAGTTCCATCAGCAGCTAATGTGCTGCCATTAAGATTACATCCGGCAGCGGCGCTGCTTGTAGCTAATGTCGTAGACTCGACAAGCGTCATGCCTGAGAATGAACCAGAGAATGTAACTCCAGTAATAGATCCACCGGTAATTGAAACCGACGAAGCATCCTGCGTAGCTATAGTACCAAGACCTAAGTTCGTACGTGCGCCGGAAGCGTTAGAAGCACCCGTTCCGCCGTCGGCAACGGCTAAGTCGGTTATGCCGGTAATTGTGCCGCTTGTTATAGCAGCGTTGGTTATGCCTACATCGCCAGTGATCGCAGAGATAGCGTTTCCACTTAGACGGATATTCCCAACAGAAGCGGAAGCTGTACCAACTTTAAGCGCCGTAGAAACACCGGTACCGCTAACAACAGTTTTTTCTGTAGCTGCCGGGCCACCATCTACGTGTAATAATTGAGAATACGTAGCATTAATCTGGCTACCGGTAAGATTTGTTGGCATACTCGGCCCTCTAAAAGGAGAGGTAGGGGTCTAGCCCCTACCAATTATTCAAGGACGTAATCGAAGATAACGTCGATGTGCGTGGCCGTCGTGACATTGGAGCCAGTCTTGCTGACATTGACCGCTGTACCAGCGTCGTTCGCCGTATAAGACGCACCGTCAGCGAGGACAGCAGCACCAGAACCACCATCAACGAGAACAGTACTTTGCGTCAGGCTGGCCTGAGCGAAAGCAACGAGCTTACGTGAAGTGGTCGAAGTGCCAGTAACATCAACCGTTGTAACCGCACCAGCAGCGTTGCCAACCGAAATGGCTTTACAACTAACCATACGGATTGATTTGCCAGTAACAGCAGCAACGAGTTCGACACCCGCGTTGACCTGCGCAATCGTAAACCGCTGACGAACATTAAGAACTGCTCCGGTCGCCCGAAGATTCGTAATGGTTGCAGAAGTAATTGTCGCTGAGTCAGCCTCAAAATTGATGGCCTTCAGTCGAGAGTGTGTAACGCCGTTATAAACAGACATTGAGTCCTCCTATGAGAAAGTAGGGGCCGAAGCCCCTACACTCAGTTCGGGTTAAGAACAACCGCGAAGCAGCGGAGAACACAGTCCGTAGGCGCAGCCGTATTGATCAGCAAGTCGATGGTGTCATCTGACGTACCAATAATGATCGGTGCTCCAAGGCCGTTACCAGCAGCCCATGACCAGCCGAGAGCGTTCGACGCAATGTCGTTACCAAAAGCATTGGCTGCAGCAGGCGAAGCGCCCGTGAAACCAAAGTCAAAGGTAGCTGTCGTGTTCGTCGTCTCTGCCGACGTGACCTGAAAGCCTGCGTGCAGGATTACAGAGTTAGCTTCAAGAGGAAGAATCTGAAGTGTATCTGTTGCAGCAAGCGCCGTAGCGCCTGCGGCAGAGCGCGCAGCCACAATCGCAGCGAAGTCAAGCTCGACTTCGATGAAGGAAATGCGGTTTCCGCCATAGGCAGGAAACGAAGCCGTTCCTTTGTTAAACCCGTAGGAGTCAGTAAAAGCAGTCATTTATTCCTCCTTACGAGAAGCTGACGACGGATTCGACGAGAGCTTCTGGCTTCACCACTTTGTAGCCATACACCTGCAGGCCACGGATGATGTCACCGAACGTCGTTTCCGAACGGATGGTTTCCATCTCAGTCATCTGAGAAGCGAAAGTGAAGCCCATCTTGGTGCCAGCAATGATGCTGTACTTCGTGCTGGACGTAACTTTCAGGTTGTGGCTGACGTAGATCGTGAAGCGATCAATCATGCCGAGACGACCGTTGCGGAGCGGAGACTGGCTATCGCCGGTAAGCGAAGCGTCTTTCAGTTCCGACTTCTTGATCAAGCCAGCCATACGGGCAGGGATGATAAGAAAGCGGTTCTGCTCTGGGCAGTTAGCTTCGTCAAGAACGGTGCCCATGTCAACGACAAGGTCCGTAACTGAAGTCGTACCACCTGAACCGTCTTTAGAAACGGTGAGCGGCGAAGCCGTCGTGCCAAGATTGAACGCAGATGATACCGCGCCAGCAGTTGCGCCTTTGTTGGTCGCAGCAATATCTGGCAAGATATCGGTCAGAACGCGCTGGTCGATCTTGATCTTCATCTGCTCGGAAGCATCTTTAGACCACATATCCATCAACTTAACGTCTGACTGAACACGATCAATATCGTCTTCAACGCAAGCGAAGTACTCGCCTTTGTCGATGACAAGCTGAAGTTTAGGCTTGTCAGGATTTTCGACGACGAGGCTCTGGCCCTTGACGTAGTCACGGATCGTGATGTTCGGAATGGTGCGGATGTTAACCGTATCACCCTGATTCTTGATCTCGCCTTCGTAGTCGGTGTTAGCGATAGCCGCGAGGACCGTCGCATCGTAGAAGTTTTCAATAAGCTTGCCTGACCAAATCTCAGGGATGAAGTTTCCCGAATAATTCGGACGGCCAGCAGAGACCGGATAAGACATGGAATAGCTCCACTTAACCTGTTGCGACTATACGATCTTCCCGCTGTGCAGCAAAAATATCGCGTTCAATTCGGTCGCGGTCAGCTTCTTTGCCTCGATAGATGCCTTTTCGTACGTCATCGAAGAACTTGGTAATGTCTGCGCGTGTGTACGTCTTAGCCTGTGATGCCGCCGGACCACTGCCATTACGGCTGCGACCGGGAGCTACTTGTCTATCGAGTTCGGAAACTGCGCTCCGAGGTGGTTGAGCAACTTGTTGGCTACCATTACCCTGCCAAGCATTGAAGAAATTTGCGACTCGGTACACATCCATGCTGCGTTGAGCATCTTCAAGATAGTCCTGCCGTGTAACCCCGGTCAGCGGGTCTACTTCCAAAAGCCAATCTAAGAAGTTCTGATCTGCATTGATGTCCCGCCAGTTGGGGATTCTTGCAGAAAGTTCTGCCCAAAATGACTGTTCAGATGTCTGCGCTTGTTTCTGTGCAACCTGTTCGACACGAGGAAGAACACTGACCTGCATCTGCCGGACCATATGTTCCAATTCCGCAATCTTGTTATCGCGGGCTGTAAGTGATTCTTCGGACACACGTCGCATGACCTCAAGCGAATCACCGTATTCCTCAACATCTTTCTCGGTTATCAGCCGCTTATCATTAGCATAAGCCGGAGCCGGTGCTGCTGAAAGAGCTGAAAACAAATGCTCCATCTGGGTAAGTCGTTGGTTCAACTGCTGATTCTCAGTACGAAGCCGCACTGTATCCGCGTTGTACATACCCTGAAGTGTTTTATACCGTTTCTCGAAAGTCTCCTCATTATCCTTGTTACCCGCAGACTTTTGCTCGTTAAGTGCGGGTGCAGACGCTTCGTTCTCGACACTGTCGGCTTGCTGAACACTCTCTTGCGTACGACCTTCTGATTCTACGTTAGCCTCAGTAGTTTCAGTTTGGGTCTTCTGCTCTTCGAAATGTTTGGCGACTGCCTCAGATTGACGACGAACTTGCTCAGGTACAGCCATAGAACGCTCCTCTCGGTATGCGTATGGTTAAACGGCGGCTATCTTTTTCTAGATTCTGCTGCCATATCAGGGGCATTTTGCACTAGTTTATATATCTCTGTCAACACTTGGCAACGCCCTTGAGCCAAGTGAACAGCATCTGGTCCAACATATGGTAGCTGATCTATCTCCCGCTGACGCCACTCAGTTATCCATTCAAGGATCATTGGGTGGGAACGAGAGATAGAAGCCCATTGTTGAAGAAGTTCTGGGGTGGGTCGTATCACGCACCACCACCTTGTGGCCTAGCAGAAGCGGCACTCATACCACCCGCTGGATTTCCTGCTTGATCGAGGGTTGCCCCTTGTGGCTGCTGCTGTGTCGCTGCCGCCTGCGCTGCCTGTTGCATCCGCTGAGTATTACTCAGCCGCTCGCGTGAAGGAACGATTTCATCGACCGGCATCTGAAGCCCCTTAGCGATCTCACGGAGAATCGCAGCGCGGCCATCTTTGCCGATGATGCTCATATCGACCTCATTGCCAGTGGCGTTAAGGAACTCGACACGACGCATATTGACAGTCTCCTTGACTGCCAGATTTACAGCACCACGCGGAATAACTTGGACATCACCCTTAATCGACTCATCCGCATCATAGCGCATATTGTACACAAACTGACGCTCAACAATCGGCATAATAACGTCGTTGTCGATGTGCATCACAACCTGACGAATACCCTTACCGGCTGAACCCATAAGCATGGATAGCCCCGATGCGGTACGACCTGCGCCCTTAACATCTACGTCGCCATAGATATAGGATGGGATACCAGAATGATCGTCAGCTAAGCGGCTAAACCGTTCATAAACAGCCATCAACGTATTGGCATTATCATTAGGCTGGTTGAAGCGAATAGCCGGGGCTGACCCACCTAATGGGTCGTTAAGGACTTGCCAAATTTTCCATGGGTGCATCTGGGTAATATCCTCGTTAGGAGGAATACGTTCCAGATTAACCTCGACCTGTGGGCCAGAAGCAATGCCCATGTTATTGACGAGCGCACGCGCCGCCGCATTACAGATATTCTGCAGGTCTTCAATGATCTCAGGAATACCGCGTCCCCAAAATGATCCGGGGGTCTTAATAAACGACGTTTTCGCGTAGGGCTTCTCGCCCAAAGGGTCGTAGTTCAGAATAGCTTTGATGACATAGTTACCGACAAGCCAGATATTGGCGTCGTACTCACGTGCTTCGTCAGGCGCATCCTCTTCGGACATACCCCACTCACGGAGCATAGCTCCACTGACTTTACCCCAGAACTCAAGGGCGTCGAACATATCTGTCGGGCGCATCTCGGTGTAGAACTTGCGTTCTTCTTCCTCGCGCTCCTGCTCAATCGTCTCCGCGACCCAAGATTGTCCCGGTCCGATCTCTAATACTTTACGAATGGCTTGGTCGTCATAGCCGGGACAGCCGATCAAATCAGATAGAGCCGTCCGAGTAAGTCTGTGGTGTTCAAAAAGATACCCATCGTTGATCCGGGTAATCCCCGGCTCTGGATAGATATTGAAAGGACTTACCCTCTCAAATTCCGGTGCAAGTCTCTCGCCCGCTTCGACAATAGTTTTACCGTCTGGACCTTT